GGAGCAGTTGCCGACCTCGTTAGAGGTGTTGGGCTCGCCACCGGCGCAATCATCATCGCAAGGCTCGCCACCCTGAACCAGTAAGTTGGTCAGCACGGGCACGTTACCAACCATCTTGGCGTAACCAGCCTGCTTGCCGGCCTCCTGGGTCAGCTCATTCCAGATGTGGAGCCAGACACCATAGTGCTTGTCAATGCGCTGGCCACCGATTTCGAGCTCAACGGACTTCACTAAGTTGTGACCAACCCAGTTGAGCCAGCGGAACTGCGCACCAGAGCCGTCAGAGGCGAGCAGAGTCACCTTGGGTAAGGTGGCCTGGAGGTAGATGCGGTGGATTAAGTCACCATTGCGCTGAATGGTGCAGGTCACACGCTTGCCAAAGCCAGGGGAACCGTTGAAAGGGTTCTCAATGGACTCCATGGCGAAGTTAGTGTGGCGACGATAAACCTGCTTGAAGAAAGTAATCTGAGGGTTACCAGTGAGGTAGACGTCTTGCGCGCCATAGGCGACGAGCTGCATTAAACCACCACCTGTCATTTCTTATACCCTTGATTTAGAAAAAAATTTTGGAAAAACTCTTTTTGCCGGAGAGAATGATATTTATAATAAACGAAAAAATTTCTTAATAATTCGGTCTAAACCTTAAAAAATTATCTCTATTAATGTCTTTGACCAATCCATTTTTTAATATAAGATCAACAAAAAGAAGCAATCCTGAAGCACGGACAACATTAGATACCCTCCATAGCATTCAAGTAAAAAAAATGTATGATAACGAGAATAGTTTAGAGCATTTAGAAGATGAAAAGAAGCAAATATTCTCTCTGCTTGAAGAGACATCAATCGATAATCCTGCTTTATTAGATCAACTCGAAACAAAGTATAAGAATGTTAATAACGAAATTAATCAGAGAAAAAATAAGAATGAGTTCTTAGATTATTTTTTAGAGACAGGAGATATTCTGTATAAGTATTATGATATGCAAGAAAAAATTCAGAATGGTGATTTACCTATAAAACAGAATGGTAAGAGAAAACCTGGAAGTATTTTAGATGTTTTAGATAAAGCTTCTGATAGTATAGAAGATGATACGGTTAAGAGAAATGATGTGAAACCAACCAATCATTTAAGTCGTGATAAACTTTTAGAACAGTATCTAAAAAAGGTTCATCCTGAAAATGTTCGTTCTTCAGGAAACATTTTAGATGATACGTATGGCGAGTGCGATCAGTGCGAAGAAGAGATGGTCTTCTCATTAAATGAAGCAGTTTTTACTTGTATGACTTGTGGTTATCAAGAATTTGTTCTAATTGATTCAGATAAACCAAGTTATAAAGATCCTCCTCGTGAAGTTTCTTACTACGCTTATAAACGCATTAATCATTTTAATGAATGGTTGGCACAGTTTCAAGCGAAAGAATCAACTGATATTCCTCAAGAAGTTTTTGACCAGATTCTAGTAGAACTCAAGAAAGAGAGAATCTTAGATACACGTAGTTTAAAACAGACAAAAATTCGTGAAATTCTTAAGAAGTTAAAGTTAAATAAGTACTATGAACATGTTCCTCATATTATTAATCGTTTAAACGGTCAGAATGCTCCAGTAATGAGTCGTGAGATTGAAGAGAAGTTACGATATATGTTTAGAGAGATTCAACCAAGTTTTCAGAAACACTGTCCAGAAGGTCGTAATAACTTCTTATCATACTCGTATGTTCTATACAAGTTTTGTGAACTTTTAGAATTAGATGAATACTTACCGTGTTTTCCTTTACTGAAAAATAGAGATAAGTTGTATGTTCAAGATAAGATATGGCAGAAAATTTGCGAAGATTTGAGATGGGAGTTTATTAGGTCAATCTAAATCTTGGAGCACGTGTAGAACTGAGTTGAACTAAAGTTCCTGGCGATGTAGAACCAAAAGATTCTATAACTTGTAAACTTACCATAATAAACAGTATTGTTATAATAAATGCTACAAATATGCTAAATTTCATCTAAATAGTTCTTATATTTATTTTAGAACTTAGCACCAGGGAAGCCAACTAAGTTAGCACCGATACCGAATCCAGCACCTTGACGAGCAGTAAAAGCGATAGAAGGTGATACTAAATCAAGGAGAGCAAACACAACTGACGCAGTTACCGCTAACATCACAACTTCATTTACGCGTAATGAGTGTTTAGGGATAAATAGAGCAATTGCCGCAATTACTAAACCTTCAACTAAGTACTTAACTACACGATTTACAACTTCAGTCGCAACGTTCATTTCTATATTGCTTAAAGGTTTTATTTTATTATTAAAGTTAGAATGGAACCGGAGGTAACCCTTTTGACATCTGATAAGGAGATACCAGGGCAGAAGTATACTCTACTTAGTTTTGTGAGCCCTGAAACGGTTTTAAAGAATAAAGATGTATACTATTTTAATCAGTTTCTAAAATCTTACGAATTTGAGTTTAAGACAAAAAGTATTGAAGAGTTTTTAGCCAAGACCGTAATTAGTATCAATACTAATCTTGAAAAGAAGGCAGTTGAATTTGAGAAGTTAGACTTAAGTGGTTCTGCGGATGTATGCCGTAACTCTAAAGTCCGCATTGATACTGTCTTCTCGGATCTACAAGAATTTATAAAGAAGAATAGTTCTGAGTTACACGAATCTCAACTAAAAGATAAGTATGATGATTATGTTGCTCTGAATAAACAGAAACTCGAATCGGATTTTTATGTCGAAAATAAGTTTCAAACCTCTACCCGTGGTCTAAAGATTCGGGGCACCTTCGGGTATCATGAAGAAGCAGAAGTCTATGCTCGTAAACTACAGAAAGAGGATCCTGTTCATAACATATTTGTCGCAGAAGTTGGGAAGTGGCTCCCATGGGATCCCCAGGCAACCGAAGTGAAAGATCAAGAATACGCAGAAGAACAGTTAAATACACTAATGAAGAAGAAACATGAGAATGAAGAGCAGAAGGAAACGTTTTTCAAGGATAAGAATCTTAAAAGACCAGAGAAGATAAAGTTTTCTGTTACAAATGAGAACGCTACATCAAATGATGTAATGTTTAATCAAACCGGTGATCTGGCACTTGATCGTAAGATAAATCCTATGTAAGTAATTTATAAAATTACAATACATATGATATTACATATAATTATTAGTATAAGGAGGAGAAATTGCTTTACAGGTATTATCCTGACAGAATTCACCTTCTTTGCAATTTACACCAGCACAGTCAATATTTCTAAAGCCATCATTACCCATATATAAGGTATATGAAACATATGATATAACAATTAGTAGAACGAGGACTAAAATAATAGGTGTCTTTGAACTTCTAACCATTCTATATATGTTTAAGGAAAAACCGGAAGACTATTCGCTGGTAAATCTGGCTGAGTTACACTTATACAAAATCCATTAGCACAACGTTTCTTAAATGCACATGGAGGCATATTTATACCACATCTTTCTGGATTTTCAAAAGAATCAACTATTGAGTTAATCCTATAGAATCTATCAAGAAGTAGTAATCCTAAACCTATAGATATTAGTATTAAAAAATCTGAGCAGTTAATTTTCATCTATGATTACTTAATATTTCTTGTTAACTTGAATCTGAGGTCCTTTTAATCTTCTGGCAGCAGTTATATCATATGAATCTTCATCTCTTTCACCACCTCTATTTGCGGAGTGTTGCCAGAACTCTGGTGCTCCGATACGAAAATCACCGTGTAAAGCAGCCTTATACCAGTATATACAATCTTCTAGCTTATTACTCTGTGATGTATTATCAATCACTAAACACTCATAGTTCTGTGTGCACTGATCCATCACTTGACAGAAGAATTCAAAAGAAGGGAAAGCAGAAGCGTAATTATCATAAATTCTTCTACGATTTGATGTATACGCTTCTTTCAGAATAAAAACATAATCAACGTTTGTTCTTAGTGACGGTTGAATACCAAGAGGATATTGCATTGTAATTAAAAAGAACACTTTTAACCAACGACCGTTCATAAAAAGATACTTAATATTCTTATCGTGCGTCCAAGAATCATCATACATACAATCATCGAGAATCATAAAAGAACGAGGATCAATTCTTGATTTCTGTCCTGGAAACTGTTCTTGTTCTTTCATAATTTTCATCATCATAAGTTTCTGTCGTTTACAGAAGTTTGCCATAATAGCAGGATTGTATTCGCCGTGAATAAAAATAGGAGGAATCATCTTTGAGTAGAAACCGTTAGATTCTTCTGTGCCTGAAATCACAGTGCCTAAAGGCATATCTTGGTGATGATATAGTAAATCTTTTAGAAGAGTAGATTTCCCTGTTCTTCTTCTTCCAATAAAAACACATACCGCATCCTGTTGGATTTTCTTCATATCAAACTTTTTTAATGATACATTCTTGGTATCACCCATTTTTTATATATCTATAAAATATATAAAAATCTGCGTTATTAAACATATGTTACTATCTAGATTAAAAAAAAGATGGATAACACTATACTCCGGGGAGTAACTTTACCTAATCCAACATTCCGTGTAGAAGAGTTATCAACTTCATTACAGTCAATGAAACACTATTCGAATCTCCAGTCTACTATACCACCAATGAAACAGATTTTCAATATTAAAAATCAGTCAAATATCTTATTTGATAACGAGTATACAATTAATACTATTCAATTTACAGAAGATAATAGTATTAAAGGAAATTGTAAATTAACAACTTTATATAAGGACAAGTTAATTAATATAGATTCATACTTGAAAGTAACTCATTTACTTGATCCTGTCTATTTCATTCAAAATAAGTATTCTGAAGAAAAGATTAAAAAAAAGTTAGATGATCCTTGGAATCAAGCATATGTTGAAACAGTGGCAAGTTATGTTTTG